ACATCAGGGTATGCTTCTGAAACAATTTCTTTATTGATTTTATATCTATTTTCAAGTTTCTTATCTTTACACAAACAAAGAATTTCTGCTTCTAATGGATGAAGACCTTCAAGAAGATTTACAAAAATATTTTCTCTACGAATTCCGTTCAACGTATCATTTCCACCTTTAATGAAATTATAAAACTTAGTATATTCTTTGCGGATTGTAGAATATCTTTGATCAATTGCTCCTATTGATGAACCGCTCATTTTTTTGACCGCATCTTCAATTCTTTCAGACATTGTTGATGACTTCATATCATTGTCACCAAAAAATGGAACATCACCAACAGGAAGTAATGAAATCACTGATTCATCAAAATTCCAAATAAAAATTGCTTTTAACGAATCATGTTCGTATGTTTTAAGAACTTCTACTTTCTTTGCCTTTGACCTTTGTTTTGAAGCAAGAGCAAGAATTTCAAATATAAATGGATTTGGAGGAAGAGTTTCGATCTCAGTCTCTGTCTTCTTCGTCGTCGTCGTCGTTGTCGTCGTCATAATTGTTTTCAAATCTAACTGCTAAAATTTCATCTGGTATAAGATTACCATTTTCATCAAACATTTCTGGATGGGTATAAATTTGTCTCATCTGATTTTCATACAAGTGAGACTTCGTTAGCCAACCTATTACTCCACCCACAAGTAAAAATAAAAAAGTTAATAAACAAAAAATGGTGAGTTCTGATGCTAACATTTTCCTTCTCCGAGAGACTACGTTTTTTTTATCACTCTTAGTTCAATTTTAAAATGTATCTCTCGTTTAAAAAGAGAAAACATTTTTCCAAAACTGAACTGTCTAGAATCCAATTCTGGTTGATTTGTCCCTCCCTTTTTTCGAAGTATTAACTCAACACCACGATTGATGTTTGTTCTTCCAGAATTATTTATAGTACTCATCAAAACATATTGTTCTCTTGTAAGTACTTTACTGTATCACTACATCCACCAATATGCTTTTGGTCGAAAACAACTTGTGGAAATGTAGATCCTTCTCCAAATTCAGAATAGAATTCCTCTCTAGTGAATTGGGTTCCAAGTTCATAGCAAATGACTGAATATCCTTTTTTGATACTCAGATCACTCAGAACCATTTTAATCTTGTCGCAATAGGGACAACCTTGTTTCGAATAAACTGTAAAACTCATAAGACTATTGATAATGGTTTAAAAATTAAGAAGCATTATTTCTACGTTGACGATATCTATATAAAGGTTGTTTTTCTTTATCATTCATCCAATCAACTATAGCATTTCTTTTTTCTTGTGTAAAGAAGTCTTGGTTGTAATACCAAGTTTCCCAATCAGTATGTGCTTTTGACCGATTACAAGATTCACAACAACAAACAACATTTGTAATAAAATCACTTCCACCTTTTGCTTGTGGAACTACATGATCGATTGTTAAATTTTGGTCGGAATCACAATAAGCACATTGGTGATTCCATTTTTCTTTAATTGATTTTCTCCACAATCGTTTTGCTTCTTGATTTGATAAAGTTTTAAGATTAAACAAATATTCTTGTGGAGAAGTGTAAAGTTCCATAAAGTTTAGCAACTTATTTTTATTTATTGTGAGTTTTTATAACTTTTATGAGTTCTTTTAGAGTAATATAGATGTAATGAAACTCATCATAATATGTAATGTCATGATCTCTTTCAAGAATCATGAGAATCTTCTTTATCATACAATTACTGGTTCTTCCCGATCTTCTGGCAACCACACTTGCTGTTGCAATTCAATTGGTGGCAATTGTTCTTTTGCTGCAGGAAGTCCAATCTGACCAGGTAGTTGTTTATCAGTTGTGGAAGTTACTGTAATTACCTGGTCTAGAATGAATCTTTGGCGACTATAAGAACGATTTTCAGAATCAAATGCAACCATCATTATTGCATCATTAATGTCTCCACAATGAGCGATAATCCTTCCAGTCTTATTTTCTGTTACGATCCAGTATTCGTTCATCATTTAATTGCTTTTCTACATTATAAGGCACCTGGGGTGATCTGTAAAGACCAGGCCAGGTGTCTCTAATAACTTCTGCGAGTTTATATGGAGTTTCTGAAGTTATCATCGAACGTGATGACCCCCAAACATAAACCTCATTCCGTTCAAGATTTTTGCTCCGAAGGATCCGAGATTGCGTGAGTTAAATCTTTCAAATAAGGCAGTAGTAATAACAGGAGCGGGAACCCCCAGATCCACAGCGGCAGAAACAGTCCAACGACCCTCACCGCTGTCGGATACTCCTCCAGAGAACTGTTTAAGGCTACCATCCCTGCGTAGCACATCAGCAGTAAGGTCAAGTAACCAAGACCCAACCACACTACCACGACGCCATAACTCAGCAACCTCAGCAACGTCAATATCATAACAATAGGATTCTGGGTCTGCCATAGGGGCAACTTCCGCATCGCCTTCTCTAACATACTGAGCACCTGCATTTGCATTCTTAATAATGTTAAATCCTTCTGCGTATGCCTGCATAATACCATACTCAATACCATTATGCACCATCTTCACAAAATGCCCAGCACCAGGACCACCACAATGCAACCATCCATATTCAGCAGAAGTTATGTCTGAGTCAAACTGAGTCCTGGGGGCAGCTCCAATTCCTGGGGAGAGTGCATTAAAAATGCGCGAACAAGTGGCGACTGCAGTATCTCCACCTCCAACCATAAGACAGTATCCACGATCCAGACCGTAAACACCACCACTAGTGCCGCAATCAATATACTGGATGCCCTGCTTTGCAAGTCGTTCTGCTCTCTTCCGACTGTCTTTAAAATTGCTATTGCCATGATCAATAATAATATCTCCTTCACCACAATATCGTAGTAACTCATTAATCGTCTCCTCTACTGTTTCTGCAGGTACAACCATCTGAAAAATACCTGGTTGACCATTCTTTTTAACTACTTTGACAAGATTTTCAATAGTAGTCACAACTCCATTCACATATCCTTTTTCATATGCTTCATTTGCTTTCTCATAATTTCTTCTATAACCCCAAACTTCAATTCCTGCCTTCATCATACGACGAGACATACCTTCACCCATTCGTCCTAATCCAATCAATCCTACTTTCATTTTTTACTCCTATTTTAATTTGAGGGGATAGTCCCACTTAGTAATCAGTTCTGTTTTTTGCCAAGGACCCCAAACACCTTCATTATAAAGATATGGCATTGTCATAATACGACATTGATCTCCAGTGCATAAAAGATCATCAACAATTCTCCAAGATTCTAACACTTCATCTGCGTGAACAAAGTGTGATTGGTCTTCATTGATTGCATCATAAAAAAGTTTTACATAACCATCAATTGCTTTTTCTACTGGATAATGATACTGAAGAATTGCCGTTTCTACCTTGTCATTTAGACCAGGAGATTTAATATCAATACTCATATCCAAATGTGGATCTGGTTGCAATCTCATTACAATTCTATCATTACAATCGTGTCCATCAAATAACTGTTGTGGTGGAGACTTAAATTTAATCACAACCTCAACACAATTTACAGGCATCTTCTTACCCGTCATAAAATGGAATGGAACTCCTTTCCATCTCCAATTATCAACATACAACTCACCAGCAACAAAGGTTGGAGTTTGAGAACCTGGAGTTACTCCTTCCTCATTTTTATAATCATCATATTGTCCAAGAACTACATTATCACCCAGTCTTGTCGCTGCGAGAACCTTAACCTTCTCTCTGCGAATTTCTTTAGCATCATTTTTACAAGGAGGTTCCATTGCAATTAATGCAAGCACCTGAAGCATATGGTTTTGAAGCATATCTCTCACGGCACCAGCAGTATCATAATACTGAGCACGACCTTCACAACCAATTGTTTCAGTTGCAAAGATTTGAACTTCTTCTACAAAGTTCCTGTTCCAAAGTGGTTCAAGTAAAATATTGCTAAAACGGGTGGCAAGGATATTATTAACAGTATCTTTGCCCAGATAATGGTCAATGCGATATACTTGTTTCTCGCGTAAATATCCAGCCACCACAGATTGTAAATGATTAGCAGATTGAAGATCGGTGCCAAAAGGTTTTTCAATAATGACTCTGGATTTTTCTGCGTCATCTAACTTACCTGCTTCTTTTAGGTTTGTAATAGCATCAGCATATCTTTCTGGTGGAACTGATAGAAAATAAGTAGTGTCTTCATAAGAATCTATCAGTTTTAAAGATTCTAAATCACTCAGGTCACAAGAAACATAATCAAGTCTTTTAATAAACTCTTGAGAATAATGTCCTAAAATTTCAACCCAACTCTCCTTACTATGTTTGGTTCTGGAAGCACCAATAATTTTAAATCCTTTTGGTAAAAGATTTTTCTTATGAAGAGAATAAAGTGCTGGTATAAGTTTCCTTTTGCAAAGGTCTCCAGTTGCTCCAAATATAACTATTGATTTCATTCTTTTTGATTATCAATAACGGTTTCCCAATCCTTCTGAAAGAGTTCTAGACCCTTATCAGTCATAATGTTCTTATACATTGCCCAGAATACAACTGGAGGAATTGTAACTACATCAGCACCAGAAAGAGCAGATTGTTCTACCTGCCTTACATCACGAAGAGATGCTGCAAGAATTTGTGTGCTGGTTCCTGAGTAATCAAATGCCTTACGAATGTTCTTGATAAGTTCAATTCCATCAATTGAATTATCCATCCAACGACCAACGAAAGGTGAGATGAATGTTGCTCCTGCCTTTGATGCAAGAATTGCTTGTGCTACTGAGAACACCAAGGTTACATTGACTTGAATTCCTTTATCAGAAAGAAACTTGCAAACCTTAAGTCCTTCTACGGTACAAGGAACTTTAATTGTAACTGCTGGTGCAATTGTATAAAATTTTTGTGCTTGTGAAAGCATTTCTTCGGCAGTATCTGCAACTACCTCAGCAGAAATACTTTCCAGTTTTGAAAAAGACTTTGTTATTTCTTCAATAACTTCTTGGAGTTGTCTACCACTTTTAAGAATCAAAGTGGGATTTGTAGTGACTCCATCCAATAGTCCAGTCTCATATGCTGGACTAATCATTGAAACATCGGCTGTATCTAAAAAGATCTTCATAAAAAAGTAAGAACTCATCTCTAATTATAATGAGTTCTTACTAAGATGTCAGATTTTGTTATGAATTAAAGACATAATAAAAAAGACCCCGAAGGGTCTTTAAAATCAAAGAGCGTTACCTCTGGGCAAGACTTCCTCAGGGAACACAAAGTTCTCGTGAGGTTGATCTGCAGGTGCCATCCAAGCACGGAGTCCTTCATTTAAAAGCACGTTCTTTGTATAGAACGTCTCGAATTCAGGATCTTCAGCAGCACGAATCTCCTGACTTACGAAATCATAAGCACGAAGATTGAGAGCCAGACCAATAATACCAATAGAAGAAGTCCAAAGACCCATAACGGGAACGAAAAGCATGAAGAAATGAAGCCAACGCTTATTACTAAAAGCGATACCAAAAATCTGTGACCAGAATCTGTTCGCAGTAACCATTGAGTAAGTCTCTTCCTCTTGCGTAGGTTCAAATGCTTTGAATGTATTTGCTTGCTCACTATCTTCAAATAGAGTGTTTTCTACGGTTGCTCCGTGAATTGCACAAAGTAGTGCTCCTCCCAGTATACCAGCAACTCCCATCATATGGAAGGGGTTGAGAGTCCAGTTATGGAAACCTTGTAGGAACAGCAGGAATCGGAAGATTGCAGCAACACCAAATGAAGGAGCAAAGAACCAACTGGATTGTCCCAGTGGATACATTAAGAATACAGAAACGAATACTGCGATAGGACCAGAGAATGCAATTGCATTATAAGGTCTGATGCCTACAAGACGAGCAATCTCAAACTGACGAAGCATAAATCCAATCAAACTAAAGGCACCGTGGAGAGCAACAAAGGTCCAAAGCCCTCCAAGTTGGAACCACCTGACGATATCCCCTTGAGCCTCAGGACCCCAGAGCAGAAGAAGAGAATGACCCATAGCGTCTGCTGGAGTACTAACTGCCGCAGTAAGAAAGTTTGCACCCTCAAGATAGGAACTTGCCAACCCGTGAGTATACCAACTCGTAACGAAAGTTGTCCCAGTAAGCCAACCACCAAGAGCAAGGTAAGCAGTGGGAAAAAGAAGAAGTCCAGACCAACCAACAAAAACGAAACGGTCTCTCTTAAGCCAGTCATCAAGTACATCAAACCATCCCCATTGTGAAATTGGTCGTGAAAGTGTTGAAGAAGTCATAACCTCCTATGTTATTTCTCATATTTAGTTTACAATACTTTACAAAAGAGGTCAATGAGTGTTTCTACTCATTCATAAATCATCCCAACAGTCAGTAAGACAAAGCAAAGTATTGTGAATATCATAAGTCCTATGCCTGCCCAGATTATCCAGTTAGGCATAGGTTCGTTTTGGGTATTATGAGACATAAAAAAAGAGGGTTATTATACCCTCTATATTATATCAGTTATTCAGTTTTTATCAACCAATTGCAGGTGCAGTCAAGGCAATAGGAGTGTTCTCAACAGCAGCAAGGTCAAGAGGGAAGTTATGAGCGTTGCGCTCGTGCATTACCTCCATCCCCAGTCCAGCACGGTTAAGAACATCAGCCCAGGTATTAACTACACGGTTCTGACTATCAACGATACTTTGATTAAAGTTGAAGCCATTCAAATTGAAGGCCATCGTAGAAACACCAAGAGCAGTGAACCAGATGCCTACAACGGGCCAGGCAGCAAGGAAGAAGTGCAGTGAACGTGAGTTATTAAAGGACGCATATTGAAAAATAAGGCGTCCGAAATAACCGTGAGCAGCAACGATGTTATAAGTCTCTTCTTCTTGACCGAACTTATAACCGTAGTTCTGAGACTCATTCTCAGTGGTTTCACGAACCAGTGAGGAAGTAACCAGTGAACCGTGCATAGCACTGAACAGTGAACCACCGAAGACACCAGCAACACCAAGCATATGGAAGGGGTGCATCAGAATGTTGTGCTCTGCCTGGAACACAAGCATATAGTTGAAGGTTCCAGAAATACCCAGAGGCATTGCATCAGAGAACGAACCTTGACCGAAAGGATAGACCAGGAAAACTGCACTCGCAGCAGCAACAGGAGCACTGTAAGCAACCATAATCCAAGGACGCATACCTAGACGGTAAGAGAGTTCCCATTCACGACCCATATAGCAGTAGATGCCGATGAGGAAGTGGAAGACAACAAGTTGGAAAGGTCCACCATTGTAAAGCCATTCATCAAGACTTGCTGCTTCCCAGATGGGATAGAAGTGAAGTCCGATTGCATTAGAAGAAGGAATAACAGCACCAGAGATGATGTTGTTTCCGTACATTAGAGAACCAGCAACTGGTTCACGAATACCATCAATGTCTACAGGGGGAGCACCGATGAATGCGATGATGAAACAAGTAGCAGCAGCAAGCAGCGTTGGAATCATCAGAACACCGAACCACCCGACATAAAGACGGTTATCGGTTGAAGTCACCCAGTTACAGAATTGTTCCCAGGTATTTGTTTGTTGTTGACGTGAAGCGATTGTAGCAGTCATTTGTTTAAAAGGGTAAGTAAAAGTCCAGGGGGAACTGGATGGTTACAGTATATCCCACAACACCCTCCATTGTGGGTATGAGAGACGTTCTTATACACCCATAGGTCTCGGTTAACGGGTGTTTGACAATGTTAAGAATTATGAGGAATCCTTAACATTTGTTTACCTATTTATCATACTACGGTCTGGTTCTGGTGTCAAGTCATAAAAAAGTCCCCTTTCGGGGACTAAACCTCATTCTTCTTCCGTTTCAGGTTCTTCTGTTTCTGGAAGTGGAATTTCTTCTGGTTCTGGTTCTGGAAGAGTTACACCAATTTGGGTAAGATACTCAATCGCACCTTGAACCTTCAGAAAAAGTTCTCTTTTTGCTGTAGCCTTAGTTTGCAATCCTTCCAATTCAAGAGATAGGTCTTGTGCTTGCTTTACGAGATTTGCAAGATGTTCCTGTTGTTCAGTCATAAAATTTAATAAATTCGACTTATTTATATCATACCACAAGTAGTTAAATATGAAAAATGGTGACGATAAATACTTTTAGTCCTACAAAATAGAAAAATGAAGAGACTTCTGTTAGTTTTTTCGTTATTCTTTGCCATTCCTACAAGTGCTGCTGAAATCACATCTAAAATCACTGATTCGGTACAATTAAACGTTCAAGGGGCAGTGGTCCAATCAGAAAGAATTGGAGCCTCATATGCAGTATCGGGTACAAATATCAATGCAACAACTCTAGGTGGAGTTGGTGGTGCAGGTTCTTATGCAGTTAATACTGCTGGTCAGGCATTTACTTTTTCAGAAACATCAATTACTGCAGATACTGATGTCACCAGTCAGTCAGCAGCTTCTGGAACAATTGCTTCCCCCAACCTTTATAGCAACTCCACTACTCAGTTAGGTGGAGATAAAGGATCTCTTGCAGGTACTTTAACTCCTACTGGTGTTGCTACTATCACTGCCGGTGGTCCTGGAAGCACTGGAACAGCACAAAGATCCGTCGAATTAAGTGTATTTAAATGAGACACATAACTCTCGGACTGGTTGCAGTTCTGGGAGTTATAAGTCCCTCATACGCTGGACCAGTAACTCCCAACTTCACTAGTGGGACAATCACATCAGAAACAAAAACACGCACTGAAGTGGTTGAGGTCATCAAACAAATAGAATATACGACTGGGACATCTTACACAGTCGCTGGCACCAATATTAATATACCAGGAACTCCTGCTCCTGGTATGAAATACACCATTCAAACTCAAGGTGCTCCATTCCAATTTAGTGAGACTTATCTGACTCCTGGAGTGGCAAAGGAAACATGGATAGACAGAAAAACTACAGAAGATTCCACAACAAATACTATATCAGTCTTTACGCAATAATATTAATCGGAACTTCTGCTTTTGCACAACAAGCACCAAGCAATACAAATATTGCGGGACCTTCAGCATCTGCAACTGGTAATGTAACTAACCAGGCAGTTCAGGTGCTTCAAGGTCCTTATGCCTTGAATACATTTGGCAATGGAGTTTCTTGCCAAGGTCCTACAATGAGTATTGCCCCATTTGCTTTGGGAAGTTTCAATGGAAATCAAGACCCAACATCATATCAATCGCATAGTGGAAACTTTGGAGTGAGTTTGGGTTTTAATTTTCCTCTAGATGGTTCATTACAAGAACTTTGTAAGGCACGAGCTCGTGTAGAAATTACAAGGCAGCAAGCAGAAGCAGATAAAGCAAGACTCGATTTTGAACTTGTGAGACTTTTAAAGTGTGGTGAGGCAGTGAAGAATGGAATTTCATTTCATCCAGATAGTCCTTATGCAAAAATATGTGCTGATATAGTAGTGAAGTATCCAAGAATACAGGATGTGGCAAATGGAAATAAAACCAATAAAAATTAATTCTTCTAGGATTGATGCTCCATCAATTATTCCAACAATAGAACCTCCCGTAATTAGGAAAGCAGAACGATCTGTGATACCAAGTGTTGATATGCCAATTATTAATATGCCAGATACGACTATCAATTATCCAGTAATTGATGTCCCAACACAAGAAGAGTTTGATTATGCAGTGAGAGCAGAACAAAAGAAACAAGAAGATCTAAAGGAAGAAAAACCAAGAGGTCTTCCAGATACTACCCCACCTCTTCAACTGAATCAGATTACTCAAACTCCTCCTTCCCAAGTGCCGATTGCTGAAATACCAGCAGATACTAAACCTCAACCCACTTTTAGTGTTTATGGAGTCGATATTAATTTACCTGACCCTTCTCTTGTTGCTACGGCTGGTGCTGTCGCAGTAGTAACCACTGCCGCCACAATAGCATCTACAACAGTTCTCAATGCTCTCAAAAATGCAGCAGAACCACTCATCAAAGAAGCAACAAAAAATAAATTTAAAATCAAAATCAAACAAGTTAAACCTGTTCTACATTATGTACTAGCAGAAGAAGGTCATATTGATATCTTTGAATATTCTGCAGAAGGAACTCGTCTAGTAGAACAAGTAACTAATATAGAACAATATATTCGTGACCAAGTTGAAATCAATGCTCTCTATGAGATTGATAATAAAATTATTATTGACGATGTAATAAAAGATAAATTTACAAAAGAGGGCAAAGAAAGATTCAAACCTCTCTTTGCCCCTGCTAAAAAAATTGCTAAAAAATTAGCAGCTCGACTTTCTTTTTGATTCTAATAAAGCAAAATCTTTTTGCTTTGTACCACCATCATAAGTCCAAGCATATCCTTCATCAATCATACGATCATTAAGACATACATCATCAACATATAACCTTCCAAGAATTCTCCCATACTTTTCAGTTGAGTCAGGAAGTTCTGTTTTAATAAGAATATTTTTTTTACCATCTAGTTTTTTCTTTAACCATTCCTTAACTTCTAATCCAAGTGTTTTTTCTTTGAGATCGGTTGTACGACTTTCTGGAGTATCAACACCACTAAGGCGTACTCGCTTAGTAAGAGAAATATCGAACCCAAGATCAATGTCCGCATCGATTGTGTCACCATCTACTACTCTCAATACTTGTTTTACTCTGTAGATATATGGGTCTTTATCCATTAGAATGGTAATTTAAACTTCTCAGTATTTATCTTGGGAATAGGAAGTTTCTCAAATGCCTTAGTGATTTGCTTCTCCACAACAGCACCAACAAATTCTTCTGGATTATTCAGAATTTTCTGTGCTTTTTGATAAGTAAGATATGCTCCCACACAAAGAGCACCACTAATGGTGAGACTTGTGATTGATAGGATCAGACTCAGATGTTTCATCTTTCATCTCCAAATATGCTAACTTTAATATGTAGTAAATGACATATGCGGTAAATATCAAACCTGTTCCAAGAATTATAATAACTCCCCAAGGCAAATTACTCATTCCATCCCCCCTCTTGTTTGTGTATCCATACTTTTAAATCTTTAACGTACTTTCTGAGTATTTGTGCTTGTTCTTCGTGCCAAAAATCACCCGTTTCCAAATGAAGACGGGTGTGATTATCTATTGCTTTCAATATGTTGTGGATGGGGGAATTCCACGATTCTCTCTTAGGAGTGTTCCATTCTCTTGGCATTTGTATTCAACCGTATATAAATGTCCATTGTGTATAAAATCAACTTTACATAAATTGGGTCCAATTATAATATTACCAGCAATTAAAATTTCTAGTAACATTATTTTTTCTTACCACCGTTTTTTGCTTTCTTTGATGTAGCATTGCCCTGGTTCTGCTTGGATTGTTTTCCTCCAGCAGAACCCTTCTTACCTTTGTTTGCTGATTTTGCCATTATGCTCCTGTGCGTGGTTGAACGAATCCTTCACCATCTTCTACTTTAGTTTCCAGTGCTTCAACTCTTGCTTCAAGAGTTTCTGGTGGTGCTTCAGGGGCAGGTGGTTCTGGTGGAGTTTCTACAAACTCCTCTCTTTTAGGTTCTTGCTTTTTTTCATCTTCATCATCTCCACCTTTCTTCATTGTATTAATACCAAAAGTAGCAGCAGATGCAGTGAAGACTGTAGCAATAAAAGTTGGGTCCATCTTAGATAGAGTACCCGCATAACTTGCAGTGAGAAGAGCAGCAGACCAACCCAAGATACATATACGAATTAGTTGTCCCATAGCATTTTCGTTTTTCTTAGTAGTCATTTTCCTTTGTGAATAGGGTTAACCTTTTTTCCAAGATTCACCTTCTGCTTTTCTTCTACGAGCAAGACCTGCTTCTACATTTGAACCAGGATTTCTGTAGAGGTATAAAGCATCGGGAACTAAGTCCCATTCTTTATTCTTCAGTCTCTTAGTGATAGTATTAAAATCACCAGAACCATAAAAACCAGCACCGAGATTATAAGCAAAAGAAAGTAGGGCACCTCTTTTACCATCAGACATTTCATTCCAGTGTGGAATTTTGCGAAGTGCAGGAAGAAACTCTCTCTTGCATTGTTCAATCAAAAGTTCATCTGCTTCTGTTTGTGTGAGAGTATCACCCATATGGAATGCAGATCCATCCTTCTTGCGGGTTGAACCCCAACCAATTGTAATTGGAAGTCCACCAGTGAGAGGATCTGGATATGCCTTCAGATGGCATCCCTCGAACTCTTTGATTAATTTAAGACCCATCATAGGCATATCATCACCGCCAACTACAGGAGCGGCAGCAGATGGTGCTGATGATGCTGGTGCCGCATTACCCTTTTTTCCTCTGTAGATCTCCGCCCAATCTACATTATCTTCTAGATACTTAACTGGTAGGTTATCTTCCAACCATTGAACTGCTTTCACATGATTAGGGTTCTTCTCGTCATAGAACTTGAAGAAGTTATGTAAATCGATTCTTGCCATTGTCGTCTCCAAAGTATTTGTTGAAAAGTTTGGAAGCTTCTAAGTGCTTTCCGTGATTTGTAAGATCTTTAATTCTTTGTAAGATCTTTCTCTTGAAATTAATCGAGGAGTTTTCATTCTCCATAAGTATTTAACCAATAATACTCTCTCTCCAATCTTCACTCATATTCACCATAATTGCTTCTGCTGCTTCTGGGGTTTCGGCATATCCTTCATCAAGAAGGTGTGAGAGGATGATGTCGTAGAGGTCTACTTGTTCTTTTTGTTCTTTTTGTTCTTTTTTTTGTTTTACACCTCTTCTAGCATCGTGTGCGGCAACTCGTCTTTTATCTACATACCTATCACCAACCCATGGTGAATTTTCAACATACTTTTTATTTCTTAAATCTTTCTTTTCAAATCTATTCAGTTCTTCCATAACAACTTCCAAATATGCTTCTTGAAGACTACGAAGTTCTTGTGAGTTCATTTTACAAATACTTTTTAGTTATTTATATTTTAAAAGCAGTCCAACCTTTCTCTTGTTTCCTTTTACCAGAAACCACATCATAAAGATGTTTTAAATTATTTTGTCTTTGGAATTCTTTTAAATTATTGGTATTATATTTAACCCCATCTGGTGATATTATGACATAAGTATTTTTACAGACAGATTGAGTTCTTTTATCTACCAACTCTTTTGATAATTTTCTTCCTTTTAGAGTATTACTTATTTTTCTTTTTGTTTCCTCACTTTTTGGGGAATATATCCTACTCAAAGAACTTTGTCTTATTTTTTCTATTGCTTCTGGTGTGTGTTTCCACCCACTACATTTCTCTTTAAGAATTACTCTGGTGGAATCTTTGACTACTCTACCAGAAGCACCTTCACCACCAAAAGTTTTATTCAAAAGAATTCCACCATCAATCTTTCTGCCGAACACACTTATCATATAAGTTTCGTGTTTAAATGCTTCCTCTTCTATAAGATTTTGTTTGAGAAAGATTATTCTATTTTTATCTTTTGGAACAGGACAAGGTTTTCCACTACCTTCAAATAATCTATATCTTACTCCCTTACCTATGTAATAAGGAGTTCTATCCTCACGTAAATAGGCATAGGTATAAAACCTGTTAGGATTTACCATTTCTACTCTTAAATTGGTTCGCAATAGTATTTATACAAGAAAAGGAGCATTTCTGCTCCCCCCCTCTACCTTAAAGATGCGAACCAATTAAGGCATTATTATTTATCAATCAAAGATACGACCCCATCCGTCCCCTCCGGTAGGTGCCCAACGGTGCTTAAGAACTGCTTTAGTATAAATGGTTTTCTTACCATTCGTTACGGGACCAGTATAATTGTCATTGAGAGAACCATAAGGATCATTAATATAATATCCCTTACCATCTGGAGTCTTACCAATGACCACGCACATGTGCCCACCAGTAGGAGAAGTTAGAGAACCACGGTGGAGAATACCAATAACAACAGGTTTTCCTCTATCAAGACTCTTATCAATATCAACAAAACTTAAATTATAACTAAAGTGCGATTTAATACCATAACCTTGGAGAACTTTAGTCTGCACTGCATGGTCTGTAGTATCGCCAATCGCAAATACCTTTTTAACGTACTCATCATCACCTTTAATGCTTCCTGGTTTAAGGAAAGCAAGACACATTGCACACGATGAAGAGTTGCAAGTTCTTTGTGCATCTCTATAGTTGTCTACTTGGTTAAAGTATGGAACATCAAGAACTGCTGGAGTTGGTGGTTTTGTTCTAAAAATTCCAATCCATTCAGATTCTGAGTCATCCATAAATTGAGCAGGAAGGTTATCCTCTAACCATTGAACTGCAGATACATGATTGTCATTAGTGTCATCATAATATTTAAAAAAGTTATGAAGATCTAAAGTCATTTTTACCTGAAACTCGCCTAAAGTATTTATTAATATCGATATTCGTCAATCTTATCTAAAACTTTATTAAGATATTGATTTGCTAACCATTTTGGATCATATCCAGATTTATTCATCCATTCTTTATTCAAATCTACTTTTAATTTAAGGACTTCGCATTTTATGACATCCTTCGTCAGTTGTCCTTTTGACATAACATATAAAAAAACTCTGCTCATTATTTAGAGCAGAGTTTCAGATTGTATTTTATTGTATCAGACTGGTGTGGTTTCCCTCACAGTTGTCTTCACATATTCATAAACCACTTCTGGAGTAGTCGCTTCGTAAGGGTCGGTGTCTGCGTTGTCCCGTTGCCCCACTTCAACGAATAGTTTTTCGATGATTCCATTATCCACGACCATAGCATAACGCCAAGAGCGATCTCCGAAACCAAGGTTAGACTTATTGACAAGCATTCCCATAGAACGTGTGAAGTAAGCATTGCCGTCTGGAATGAGTTTGACTTTCTCAATGTTCTGGTCTTGTGCCCAGGCATTCATCACAAACCCATCATTAACAGAGATGCAGTAAATATCGTCGATGCCGAGACCCAGAAAGTCGTCATATTTCTCTTCGAATCCAGGTAACTGATAGGCACTGCAAGTAGGAGTGAAAGCACCAGGCAGACTAAAAATGACCACACGTTTTCCATCGAAAAGATCTGCAGATGTTTTATTTACAAACTCACCAGACTCACGAAATACGAATTCTACTTGAGGAACTTGATATTGTTCTTTACGCATAGTAACCTCCATCAAAATACACCTGGAATTACTTGCCCAGTAACAAGATAAGAACCGACAGCAGCAACGAATCCAATCATTGCAAACCAACCATTAATACGTTCCGCTTTTTCAGTAAAAAGATTTTTCATTTTGTTTCTCCTCTTTTAGATGTGTTTTGAATAACAATAAATTTGTCTTTCTTTAGGGTGCCTGCGATACAAACTTTAAGTTCATCATCATCAGACCAGGCACCTTCTTCTACAAGTTGTTGAAGGGCAAGACTAAGTTGCCCAAGCATTCCAGCACTCATCAGTAAGTTTCTGCGACTTTCTCTACAGCATAACCCAAAAGTACGAAAAAGGCAACTGCAGTGAGCGTGAAGATTACTTCAGTCATCAGAAGACTCCGAAGAAGAAGTTGCCAGTGCTAGCATAAGAAATGATACCAGCAACAAAACCGACCATTGCCCAACGCCCATTCATTTTCTCCGATTTCTCAGCATAAGGTTCGATGCCATAACGATCAAGATCCTCTTTTGTCATATACATTGAAGGTTCTTTAGCAAACATATTCATTTGCCCGAACTCATTTTTGGTTACAGTCATTTTCGTTTTATTACGAATTGTTACAAAATTATATAGGAAAAAGAATGGGGTGTCAAGCACATCATTCTTTTTTTTCAATCCTATAAGCCCTTCCGTGTTCGTCAAATCCATCAATCTCAATATATTCTGTATCTTTGTTGATATCATCATTTGGAACTAAACAAAGATAAGGACCATGAATTCTATCATTATTACTATAATTTCTAAACCCAGAAAGATGATAGTGTGCAGAAACAATTTGCTTACCTGGATTTTTTAATTTATATCCTTGTTCTGCCATTAATTTAGCAATCTTATTATCACATCCTGGTATTCCTAAAGTGAATTCAAATTCTTTGGATGTTACAATTGGAGATTTGAAAACCCAAACATCTTGAGATGATGCATTATCAAATGGTGCAATACACCATTCACCATTTTCACAAAATACTTCCCATCTAGTTAAGGCAAGAAAAACTTTATCTAAATCAGTATCCTTTACAACTGAAATAGTATCATCCAAGATAATATCTGCATTTGCAATTATACAAATTTCATCTTTTAAATTCTGGTTACAAAATTCAAAAAGATCATTGTATGTTGGTCTTTTTTCCCTTTGAATTACTTCTATTTTATCCGACTTAAAGTTCAATTTAGAATCATCAGAAATAAAAACATATATCTTTTTAATATTTTCATTTTCTAAATTTTCATGAATACAAGTAAGATATTCACTATGTCTCTGATAATCAGGAGATCTAAAATATTCTATCAATAAATTCATTGAGTTTTAATCCAATCCATTAAATTAACTTGAGGTCTCCATCCAAAAATGGTTCTCAATTTTCCATTATTCGCAAGAGTAGTTCGTGACTCACCAATTCTTGCTGGAATATTTATTTGATTTTCTGAAATAGCATCCGCAATTTCATTGATCGAATAATTAACTCCATTACCTACATTGTAAAGTTCTCCATAAAAATCATCATCAATATCTTTTGTTGCTGCAAGAATATTTGCTTGAACTACATCAGATACGTGTGTGAAGTCTCTACGTTGTTCACCATCACCAACAATTGTAAGTGACTCTCCTTTTTTCTTCTGCTCCAAGAATAACCCAATTACTGGGGCATATTGTCCTTTTAAAGGTTGCCGTTCACCATAAACATTAAAATACCTAAAGGAAATTGTCTTAAGATCAAATAAGTCATTGTACATTTTGCAGAGTTTTTCTCCAGCAACTTTAGATACCGAATATGGATTTAAACAATTATCTTTTTGATTTTCGTGATTTGGAGGTTCATTAAATCCATAACCAGAAGATGTAGAAGAATAAATTACTTTCTTAACTCCTGCTTCTCTGGCACATTGAAGAACCGTAACAGTACCCATGCAATTGGTATTAACTGCTTTAATTGGATTCAAAATTGCTAGTTGAATCCTAGCATCAGCAGCAAGATGAAAGACATAATCAACTCCCTCATAAAGAGGTCTAGTTTTTTCATAATCACAAATATCATACTTATAATTTTGAGATTTGTCATTCCAATAAAATTCTTCATTGGATTCTGCACTTTCATTATCAATCACAACTACCTCATGACCTAACTCAATAAGTGCATCAACAAGATTTGAACCAATAAATCCTGCTCCACCAGTGACTAAACTTTTCATATCAATTCACCTCAAAATATTCCAACTGCAGAAACTGATTCATATATCTCAGATTTAATATCATCTTCATA